AAAGAAGATAGACGAAAACATCTTGCGATTAAGAAGAAACGACCCGACTTAGATATAAGGTTCTGCTTTCAAAATAGTAGAACCAAACTATCCAAAGCTAAGAAGTCCATCTCGTATGCCGATTGGTGTACGAGACATGGGTTTCAATACTGTGACAAATTTATTCCTGATGATTGGTATGACTTATCGACAACCAGAAAATCCTAAAGCAGGTGATACTTTCTTAGATCCAGTTAATAATATATGGCGAGTTTTTAATGGTATCACATGGGTTGATGTCAGTTTAAAAGAATACAAATGTAATACAGATGAAGAGTCAATACAAGAATAAGATTGTCTGCCCTGAGTGTGGAAAGAAAAACTGTGCAGTCTTTGATGATGGACACCATCATTGTTTCACTATGGACTGTGGCTACACCTACTACCCAAACAAAAAAGAAAATCAAGTGACCAGTAAGATCATTCCTATATACAAACCAAACCCAAAGCTATTGAAGGTTACACCGATAGCTTTACCTAAACGTGGAATCACAAAAGAAACTTCAGAACTATTTGGTTATGGTATGTCGGAGTATAGAAGACAGCCAGTACAGGTAGCTACATATAAAGATCAGAAAGGTAATGATGTTGCACAGCACATACGCTTTCAAGATAAAAAGTTTATATGGATAGGAGATATGTCAAAGGTACAGCTATGGGGTCAGCATCTATGGAGACAGCATGGAGGTAATGGTTCTGTATTTATAACTGTCTGCGAAGGAGAGATAGATTGCATGAGTGCTAGTCAGATACAAGGTAATAAGTTTCCATGTGTATCTATACCATCAGGAGTACAATCGGCAGCCAAGTATTTAGCAGCAAACTACAAATGGCTTGATAGTTTTTGTCGTATCGTTATCTGCTTTGATAATGATGAAGCTGGTAATAAAGCAGCAGAGAAATGTATGGAGGTATTACCAAGAGGTAAGGCAGCTATAGCAAGACTAGATCGTAATGATATAAACGATCATCTTGTATTAGGAGAAGGTGATCTTATAAAAGACAGACTATGGAAAGCTAAGCCAGTAAGACCTGACTCTCTTATTAATGCAGCAGACGCTTGGGATTTGTTTACCAAAGAAACAAGCAAACCTGTATCAGACTTTCCATTTCCAAAGCTTAATGAATACACAAGAGGTTTGTTTCCAAGTCAGATCTTTACAGTAGCTAGTGCTAGTGGTGCAGGTAAGTCCACAATATGCAGGGAACTATGCCACCACTTCCTTAAAAGAAATCTGAGGGTTGGATATATTGGGTTGGAAGAATCAGTACAAAGAACTCTTCAAGGTCTTGTAGGTATTGACTTGAATATTCCTTTGCACTTAAATGAAGATGTCATAAATAAAGATGATCTGCGGATTGCGTTTGATAACCTCACATCAACACGCAATCTTTTTTTATACAACCACTTTGGTAGTCTTGAGCCTGATGTATTACTAGAACAGATAAGATACTTAGCAACTGTTGATGGAGTAAAGGTAGTCATATTAGATCACATAAGCATAGTCTTGTCTGGTCTTGAACTAGATAATGAACGCAAAGCAATAGATATAATAATGACCAAGCTAAGAAGTTTAAGTGAAGCAACTGGTATAGCTATTGTATTGGTCAGTCATCTACGCAGACCACAAGGACAATCACATGAGTCGGGCAGAGAGGTAGATACATCAGACTTGAGAGGAAGTCATAGTCTTTTACAACTATCTGATGTTGTACTGTCTGCATCAAGAAACCAGACAGGAGATGCTAGTGAAAGACAAAGACTACAGTTAAAGGTATTGAAGTCTAGACATACTGGCATGACAGGAGAAGTAGATAAATTATTGTACGACCAGAAGACAGGTCGGCTTGTTGTATATGAGGATTTTATTTAGCTATGACTTTACTTATTGATGCTGATTGGTTGATCTACAATTCATGTTGTGCTTGTGAACAAGACACAAGATGGAATGATTGGGAGCATACTCTTTACTCTGATGAAAGAGACATATTGAACCTAATAGAAAACAGACTAGATGTTTATAGAAGTATTGCTGACAGTAAGCATGACATAGTTATGTGCTTTACTTCTTACCCTACATTCAGACATGAGATATTCCCTGAGTACAAGATCAACAGGATAGGTAAACGCAAACCACTAGCACTTAAGAGTGTTATCAAAGAAGTAAAAGAAAGATATGAAACTGTTGCTTATGAAAACTTAGAAGGTGATGACGTACTTGGTTTGCTCGCTACCAATGGCAGATATAAAGACCCGATAATAGTTTCAGTAGATAAAGATATGAGAACACTACCATGCAAACTTATAGCTGATGATTCGATAGAACATATCACTAATAA